AACCATGGTTCTGGCATTAGCTTAAATAAATCAACATTTATTAAAGCTGCCCCTAATCCAGCGGCGTTAACCGGAATCAAGGAATAATCATCTTTTTTAGAATCTGCTATAACATTATGATATAAAAATGTCTTATCTTCACCAACGGTCGTAACCACGCTTTCTAGCAATGGATTACGTTTGTAATAATTCGCTGCAACAAACATTTCATTAGCAGCAATTAATCTTTCAATAGCATTCAAAGGTAATAGAATATCATCATCAATGAATAAAATATGGGTACAATTAGTTTCTATTGCTTTCTTTGTAAGATATTCTCTTGATTCGGCATAACCCTTGCCATACACTGTTTCTACTTCTACGCGAAATGCTTGCGGAGCGATAAAACCACCTAAATTAGGAGCGATGTGCAATGGGTGGCGGCGTCGTTGAGCAACACCCACCATAACTTTCTTCTGCTTATAATAAAGAGATTTTACTGTAAATAAACTTTGATGTAAATTGGTTTTTTCAAGTTCTATTCTTAATTTTTGAGATCGACCAATATCTTTTTCTTTCTTTAAAAGTTCATCTCTTTTATCAAGAAATTCTTCACATTTAATAACAAATGGTTTTAATTGCTCTGTGCCAGATTGGCCATCATTTCGCTTAAGAATCAACTCACACCAAGCAAGATCTGCCGTGGTAAAGGTATCAGTAGCGCTAATACTATTAAGCATTTCAAATATAATTTCATCTTTAGTTAAAGTCATATTAAATTTTCAATTCCTTGATCCAACGGGGTAATATACTTGTAACGCGATAGTCTTTTGGCTTTTTTAAATTTGGTATGTTTTTAGCATTATCAAATACCATTTTTTGAAATTTTTCCAAATCATTAACAACCACCATGTCCCCATTCGCTAAAGTTTCTTGTAAAGCTCCTGGATGTTGCAAAACAAGAATTTGAGGCAAAACCCCAAGAGTTTCTGCCAATACTGCAGTTATGCAAAATGTTTCGGGAAAACCATTAATGAAAAACATGCTTTGCGTTGTCTGTAATTCTTCAACTAATTTAGGGAATGATAAACAACCCAAAAGATTTATCTTATTTGCAACCAATTTAGCCTCATCAACCTTATCGTATCCAGGATGACACACATTAAGTTCGGCTTTTTTAAGAAAATATGATTTTTTCATTTCTCGCCATAGTTCTATGGTGGAATCTAATCCTTTTAGAGCGGCCGAAGAATAAATATATTTATTGGAATTTTTTATTTTAGGTTCTACTTGATAAATCCAATCTGGTAACATATTATATATAAATGTAAAATTCCAATTGGACGGAAATAATGAGCGATGCCAGGCAGATACGCATACGCCCTTGCCTGGTCTTCCTGGCGCAAGCCAATTAGAAAGTTGATTTAATTGTTGTTCGTTTGGAATATCTGTAAGCCAATATCTCAAATTATCGAATTCAATGCGTCCAGTAGGGACTTGGGAAGTTCTCATCACTAGGAGCGTTTTACATTGTAATTTATTATTATTCAAATAATCAGCTGGCCAATAATCAACACCATATTCAGTGCAAGGGAATTTAAATCCATTTATCACTGCCACCTTATAACCCAATCCAGCCAAACCTTCGGCCAAAAGGACTGTTTCAAACTCAGAACCACCGAGACCGCCATGACGATAGGTTGTGCCAGTATAAGGCTGACCCACATTATCAAAAATTATTAAATTATAATGATTTTTCATCCTTTATTAAGTAAAGGATGAAAATATAAATGTCAAATCCAATTTATCGTTTTTGCTAAATCTGGCAGTTAGCAGCAACTAACTTTGTAGCCATTCTGTTTCTCCTAAATTTTCCTTTAATTTACGCAAAGCGGTTTTTTGTATTTGTTCAATTCTTTGGCGAGTGACATTATATGTTTTGCCTATTTCATCAAATGTTTTTTCCTGCATATAATATTGCATCAGAACATCTTGTTCTTGAGGCTTAAGATTTTTTAATTCATTATTAATTTTATTTAATTTATTTACATTCTCTTCTCTATCAATAAAACCTTCTTCAAAAGAAGTAATGCTGATGTTTTCTGATGTTTTTTGCAATGAAACCTTATCCATATAATAATCTTTAATATCAGGTCTATCTTCGCCCTGTCTTTTTAGAGTTGTATTAAGAGAAGTTTCTGGATTATTTTTGATAACTTTAATGGTTTGTATTTGCTCTAAAGATAAATTAAACTTTTTACTTAATTCTTCATTGGTTAAAGTTGAAAATTTATTTATCTTCCAAAAACCTTTCATGAAGGCGGGCGATGCTGGCACTTTGACCGAAGTTAAATTATCGAATACGTAATTATAAATTTGTGCTTTGATCCAAAATCCGCAATAATGAACAAATCTGCAATCATTACTTAAATTAAATTTATCTATTGCGATACTTAATCCTAAAAATCCCTCTTGAACAACATCATCATATTGATGTTTCTTATGACACATTTTCTTAGAATAATAATACACAAGTGCCGAATAATTCTCTAATATTTCATTTTTTAATTTATCAGTCTTATTAGCTTGATATCTCTCGAATAACGCTATCTCTTCTTCCCGTGTTAAGAATTTTTTATTATTTTTCTTATATTTTAACATTTTCTTTTCCCTTTGTGATTAAATCAATCGCTAATAAATATTCATTAGGCTCAACTCTGAAAGGAACCATAAAAGTCTGCATAAGTTGAGTCTTATTAAAAATATGATGCAAAGCCCACGAGCCATTTACATTTACACTATGTATAATGGCCATTTTTGGAGCTTTATCTAATGGACAATTTTCCATGAATGCCTGAGCCAAACCTTGAGTATTTAACCAAGTTTTCTTATCTTCATCATATGAATCATGATCAAGGTGTAAAATATCAAAGTAATGAATACCTTCAACATGAGACTTGAGATGAATTATAGCCTCATCTAACGTTTGAGCATATACAAGTTCTGTGCCAATTGCAACTCTATTTTTAAAAATATCAAATCTAATCTTCTCATCATCTATGAATAGTATTTTCATATTATTTTTTCCTTAACCTCTTCGACACCCATTATAGAAAATTTCCAATTGGAATCATTTTGTATTTTTAAATTAAATAAATAACATGTTTTTTCTTTAATATATTTAGACAGGATAGGTTCCGTATCTGCTTTACGTGGCCAGCAAACTATTTTTTGCTGATATCCGTCAAAATCAAGAATTAATTCCAAAGCACTTTTATTCATACTATATTTTTCACTAAAATAAGAAAAATTTCTAACCGCTATAACATAACCATAAGAGACACATTCAACAGATTCTTCTAGAGTCTCATAATTATCTAAAGTTTGATGTAAAGTTTTACCATCAAACAAAGGTATTCTGCCCCTAAGATAGCGCTGATTATCTCGTATTACGAAAGGTTGATTAATTCCTTGAGTATTTAAAATAGCGTCTGTTAAACTAATAATTGAAACTGGAAGAACTTGTTTATTTAATAAAAATTCTTTATATGGATTTAAATCTTTCAACTCTTCTGGAAGTTCTTCTTGTTTTTTGCCTTCTTTTAAAGACTTCCAGACAAGATAATCTGTAACTTTATCTTTTAAAGACATTTTTTCTTCAAATAAAACATTCATAGCCCCAGATTTCAAAAGATTAATAATCACTTTCTTATTGGTTTTTCTACCATCAATTCGATTGACAAAATCTTCTAATGAAGCAAAAGGAGCTTTGGCAGATATATCCCTCAACGCTTCTGGGCCTACTCCATTTATTAAATTTATAGGAGGAATAATGCGACCATTATGCAGTTCGTATTTTTCTTTAGATGTATTGATATTCGGCTCTTCTATTAAATGGCATATCTCTGACCAGAATTTTTCTGTCACTTCATCTGGTGTAGAGTTAGAGAGGACACTGGTCCACCATTCTAATGGATAATGATGCTTTAGATATGCCGTAGCATAAGATATTAAACCATATCCTACGCTATGCGAACAATTATGTGCCGCTGCGCCATTTTCTAATAAAAAATTATGCTCGGACGGCATTTCTATATCATAGACTTTAGATTTATACTTTTTTATCGATTTTATTTTTAACCGTTTCATAAGAAACACTTTTTTCCCCAAAAATTTTTTCAATTTCATCTTGCCACATTAAATATTCATCATCCCAAAATACATAATAATTATATTTTAATTTTAAAGCATTTAAAATGTAATCTTTTTTTATTATTTTCCAAAATACATTTTTTTACTTTTAATATATTGTTTGAATATATTTGTATACGTATTTAAACCGCATTCACACAATATAGAGACTTTATTCTTCTTCATAGGTATCGATATAAGAATAAATTTCGCATATTGTTTTCAAATCAATCCATTCATTATTTACAAAAAATTTGTGATCCGGTGTCGCTTTTATTATTGAACCATCTTCTAATTCAATTTCATATATTTCTTTATTTCCAATAAATTTACCAAATTTTGGTTTTTCGTACTTAATTTTATTTTCTTTATCAAGATAAGCCACTTCATAATTATCTACGTCGTTACAAATATTTTTTATTGAAAAGCTGCCACTTTTTGTTTTTATTAATTGAGTTTCTTCAATACAATTAAATGAATATCTAGCAAAAGCCAAAAGAGTATCATAAAGCTTATCAGCTTGTTCTTGCGTCCAGCCTCTTTCTATAAGCATTGGTAGGCGTTTCTTGATTTCTTCGAAAGCGGCTGGATTTTTATCAGAAATAGCCCCGCGAATTGTATCTGACTCTTCTTCTGAGTATCCCAACAAATCTTGAATGATTCGAGTAACTGATTCTTGATATACAATAACACCGTAAGTGTCTTTTAAAGCATCTTTTAAATCATCATGGATATATTCAACATCCAAATTACCATGCATTCTTTCGATATAAGCATCGGCAGCAACAATTTGTTTACCTCCAGATGTGGTAATAATCGCATCTAAAGCACCAGGCCTGTTAAGCGCTACACCTGCAAAGATATCTTTTTTTGTTTTTGGTTTAAGTTTTTTAGCGAAACTAGCGCCACCGGAAGTTTCAAACTGAAACAATGTATTACATCGTCCGTCTAGATATTCTATATAAACTTCAGGATCTTCGGGAAGGTTCCAAGGATCTAAGATAATACCTCTAGTTTTTATTTTATCAAGAGTATCACCTATAAAATTCAAACATGTCAAACCAAGATTATCAAATTTAATTAGACCTAATTTTTGAATTACTTTTTTATCATAAGCTATTACATTGAATCCATCAACCTTCATTACCGGAACAATTTCATACAAAGGCACATCAGATATGACAATGCCGGCTGCATGTGTACCAATAGACCTAGGAATAGAAAGGATACTTTTGGCTGTTTCAAGTACGCTTGGGTACTGTCCAACCCATTCTCTAAATCCAGGATTTGTTTCTAGCAATCCTGGCTTGTATTCCTCATCCTTAGTACACCCTTCTAACCACTCTAAATCGGTATCACCAACAGGGCAATTGCCCAAGGTCTTTCGTATATTATTAAATTGTTTAGTAATAATGTCCAAATGAATTCGCAAACTAATAGATTCGTCTTTTTTATCTTGATCTTTTAATTGTTTAATTTTAAATTCATTTGGCTGTACAATATTAATGCGCCATGCATCCATTAATGAATTTTTTAATTTCTGCATGCTAAACGTAGCAACGAAAGCTATTTTGTTACCATATTTATCAAATAATATCTTATTTAACTTATCTCTTTTGTTTTCACCTTTTTTACCACCAGCGAAGTCAACGTCAATATCAGGTACGCTCTTCTTTAGACGCGATTTACTAATCATGCGCTTCAAGGGTAGATTGTATTTGATGGGGTTTGTATCAGTAATACCAAATAAATAAGAAACCAAAGAACCACCGGAACTACCCCGACAAGGTCCCTTTGGTATATTTTCTTGTTTGGCCGTATCGCAAATTTCCTTAAGAGTGAGAAAATACGGCATATAATCGGCGGACGAATTATCCGTGATAATATCTAATTCTTCAATCAGCTTCTCCCTATAATTTTCAGGCAAACGTTTTAAGATTTCTTCCAATTTCTCTAGCATTATTTATTTCTCATTTAATATATTTGCTAAAAAATGAAAAGCATTGGGTTCATCAAAAGGACAGCTGCATTCAAGCATTTTGTTAAGAAATAACGATAATTCATCTTTTGTTTTGGGAAAATTTTCATTATTAAAATCATGACACCATATGCAATGGCAATAGTATTCTGTTAAATCTTCATTCATGACAATCGCATATCTCCTTCATCCTGGACTCTAGCACATTTTTAGAGAAAAGCTGTAAGGATTCCTCTTGGTTCTTGGTTTTAAAAGCAAGATGAATTGTTTTTTCTACCTTTGAATAATCTATCTTATCAGTAAAGTGTTTTGCATTTTCTACCATGGAATTAAACATTTTTTCATCAAAACCTGGCAAATACGTCAAATGGCTATACATTTCGTCTGGTTCTAATAAATGATGACTACGGAGAAAATGCCAACCTTTTTCTCCGTTTTGGAGAATGGCCGATTGTATTGGATGTTTATCTTTGGTCGTGAAATGTGCATCTGATGTTATGACTGGCTTTAATCCGCGTTTTATAACGGCATGATCCCATAGCCATTGATGATATCCTTTTTGAAGATCTCCATCCGGACACCACGGCTTGCATTCATTCGGAACAAATGTGCCTTTTTTATGATCGTAGTCATGGGTTACTTGATGAGGTACAAATTCAGCAAAGACATTATCTTTGCCAAAAATATCTATTAACCAATCAAGATGTCTTTCGGCTAAATCCATTCTATCTTCTAATAGACATTTGCCAACGACTCCAGAGACACATCCTGTCCCAACAAAAATACCTTTATTACGCTCTCTTAATAGGTCCCACGTAACATGGTTTTTCTTTTTGCCCCATTTGGTTGTAATAACATCCCAAGATTTATAAAAAAGATATAGAAGATTTTTCTTACCTTCATCATTATAAGCAAGAGCTGTTAAATGACCATTGGCTTTAGGAAAATCAGCACTTAAATCAACGTAAAATTCACATCCAGCTATATATTGAGCATTGTATTTTTCACAAGCTTGCTCTAGATGATACAAAGCGCTCATTTGTCCGTGATCACTCAAGGCTATATATTTAGTATTTTGTTCCTCTACACAATATTTTACCATTTCTTCAGGAGAAGAAACGCTGTCAATGAGACTGAAGGTTGAATGCATATGAAATTGGGCATGCATATATTTAAGATTATTCATTTCGCAATCTCATTCAAATTGGCAAAATCGCCGAATAATTCAATAGCTTTTTTATTATAAGCTTTGGCTGCATCTATTTCATTATTAAATAAACCTAAGAAAATAGATTTATTAGCATATCCTATTGATGATTTCCATTTTTTGCCTTGTTTATGCCAACATACTCCTTTATAAAAAGATGTTCCTCTTGTTTTTCTTGTATTACTTACTTGTTGACTTTGATTTGCTTTTCTTAAATTAGATTTTTGATTATTTAAACCATTATGATCAATATGATCTATACCTTTGAATCCCATAATTTCAATATGCATTTTATTCATTTTTTGTTTGCCATTTTTTCTTGGCAATGCCCTCACTGCATAAAAAGTATGATTGTCTTTTAGTGCACACCATTTATATTGATTTAAAGACTCATAATCTTCATCATCAACCTGTGCAAAAAGACCTTGCGTTAAAGAAATTAACTTCATATTGATAATTCTACCAACTACCATAATCTGTGATATCAGCTTCTAGACCAGACATGCTATCTGAAACTTTGATTGAAGTACCAATTCCGGTGTGAGTAATATGATAAGTAATGCTGCCACCTATAGCCCCAGCGGACTTATCTTTACTTTTCATTTTAATTTGTTGTAAAAACAATTGTAAATTCTCTTGTTCTGATTCATTTAAATAAACGTTGATTTCTGTAATTTTTCTTTCCATCATTCTAATACCAATCTTTTTGATTTTCAAAAGTGTTCGAATTATATTGATTCTTATTTAAGATTTAAATATTCATAATTTTCATTATCAATTTGTGCAAATGAATTGATTTCATATGGGTTCATATACTTCTATTATTTTTGCTTGCCCATCTGATTGAAATATATCTTTTATAATTAATTCTATTGTTGGCCAAGGCAAATGACCACAACCACATCCTACTGCAGGTAGAGCTATGCTGTCAATATTATAATATTTCATGGCTTTAACTAAATTCAACAGACCCAATTCTATCCATTCTATTTTAGAATCATCTCGCCAATCAGATTTGGTTGCAAAATATATCAATGTTTTATCAGTATCCTTATACGCATGTTCTGGCTGTCTAACCAAAATAGACCCGGGAGCCATTTCGCCCTTCATACATGCATCTTTATAAGATTGATTATCAAATTTATCTCTAAAGACTTTAGCCAATCCCGCTCCCATAACTCCTCCGCAATTAACAGGACAAACCATGGCAGCCAGTTTTGTATCGAATATATTACCTTTTGCGAATTTTACAATTGACATACTGTACCTACATTTTTGGATATTTTATTTTACATTTGTCACATATACATTTTGACCAAAAGCTAATAACTCTTAATATTCCATTTTCGCCGCACTCTTCACATATCTTGCATGATCTTTTCTCAAATTCATTTGTTGAATTATTCATTTTAGTTGAAGGATTATCCATATAACATCGCAAAGCTCCAAATTTCTCTTTAATTTGAACTATTTTTGGCTTTTGATATTCTTCTAGTGTTGGATTTTCTTTTTCGTATTCAATGATTAAAGTTTCTAACTCTTGACACAGCTGATCAACTAAATTGAACCAGCCTAGCCCAACGTCAAGGTTAAAACATTTAGTTTTGAATAAATTAGGATATTTGTCTATTATTTCTTGAAATATATACATATTAGCATCCAGCGTAAGGTCCATGTATTTTGCAGCACAAGGTCATTCTTATAAAGATACCGATTTTGCCACATTTCGGGCACAATCCATCAGCTTGAGGCTTATTTTTAAAAGGTATCTTGTAATCAACATCTTTACCATTTCCAGATTTCACTTCTGAAGGAAATAGTTTATCTAGTTGTTTAAGGATTTTATCAAGATCATCAGGATCTGTCATAGAAAAGTAAATCGGGAAGATCAGATTTAACCTGACGAATCTCCTGCTTTGGAAGCAGGCGCGATAACCAGGCTACGCTACTTCCCGTTTGTTAAGATGGTTATCTTGCTTAATTTACATTAAGTAATAAGAGTAATAAAAAAACTCCAGGAGTTAGGATCGAACTAACCTAGACTTTCGTCCCGCATTAACAGTGCGGCGCGATCACCATGATTGCTATCCTGGAATAGATAATAACATTAACACCAAGAAACACGCTTGTCAAGCATTAAGCGCCGCAGCTTCCACCTTTGCTAATCTCACATACATCCGCCTGCTCAACAAATATTTCGCCCGTATATTTAATAGCAATAGAATAATTCACAGGTGATAACGGCTGTCCGCCACGAGCACCATCAGGGTAGACTGTCATCCCGCGAAGTTTTGGCAAATATTTAATTAACATTTGCCCAAGTTCCATCATAGTTTTTTCATTATTAAATTCAGTACCCCAAGCTGGCAAATTGATAGTAGAACTAATACCATGATCAACATATTCTTGAACCCAAGCCTGAAATGCTACGCGTTTTTCAACATCTTTAGCTAAATCATATGCATCTTGAATATTCTCAGGATTTACACCCGATTCAATCAATCTTTTGGCAGCCGGATCAATAACATATTGATAATGCCAAACATTGCCCTTTAAATATCGCCTTTGGTACGATACACAAAAAATTGGCTCAATACCAGTAGAAGTCTCCGAAATGATACCTATCGTGCCCGTGGGTGCAATGGCTCTTGTTTTGATTGGTTTTGACAAATCCCATTTTTCTGCATAAACATGAGCAATTTCCGTACTTGTGGCGTATATTTCAAGATATTTTTCTAAATCATCGTCTTTTTCATATTTCTTGCCATTTTTTAGTAACCATTCATGTATACCCATCAGTCCTAAACCAAGGCGTCTATTCTTTGTTCTGATTTGATCTACCTTAGCATAGGGCACATCACTATAGACCGTCCCAGCTAATAAAAAGGCAGTTGCTAACTCGGTTACGCGCTTCATTTCTTCTAGTGAAGATATTTGCGCCAAATTAATAGAACCAAGATTACAAATATCAGAATCATCGCGACTGGTTACCTCTGTGCATTGTCCAGTGGCTATTCCATTGAAACATCCGAGGTGTCTTTTAGATTCATTAAAACAATAAACAAAATCTAACGTTTCAGATTCCGTTACATCAACAATAACTGTAAATCGAGCAGCATCTCTGTTGGGATTTTTATCAAATAATAATCTTTCACATTTCATTCCTAACGACAATAATTGTTGTAATTGTATTGCCCCAATGCAAATTCTTTTTGATTCTTTACAATAATAATTTTTATAATTACCCTTATGATCCGGCAAAAGCCTATCTCCCGCAGGCATTCCGGCTACAATCTTACTATTCGCTCCAATTGTGCTTAGCATTTTTTGAACATTTTCAAGAAAACCAAAATCAACAGAGGATAATTGTAATCCGCCCTCTTTCAGTTCGCACCCATCTCCATCGAAAAGTCCGGCTAACCATTCTAATTTAGATTCTAAATTATATTCTAATGGTACAAACATTTTCGAAAAAGGTTGAAAATTGAAAGATAATCGTTTTCTATTGTATTTATCAGATTGACTAATAGAAGCAACGCTTTCTTTTAATCTATTTAGGCAGACATATTTAGGTTCATACAAATATAAAAATTTATAATCATCCATTCCCTCAGCAGAAATAAAACCTTGACAATAAGCATTATTTAACTCTGGACCGTCTTTTAAAACAGGAAATCCGTATTTAATCAACTTCATTCCGGGAACAAGGTTCTGCGCTTCTACTCTTAATTCTCCACCTTGATAATTGGTTGAAATAACGAATTTATGATCTGGTGTACAATTTAATTTTCTTCCGTCTGATAGAGTTACTATTACTGTCTCTTGATTTTCTCCGGTTATTTTAGGTTCAACCTCAGACCACTCAAAGCCATTCCATATATCGACCTTTTTGCCAACAAGATTTGAAATGCGTTGATAACCTTCTTTGGTTAATAGTTCAGTGTCACCCGAGACACAAGCGTTTCTAAGAGTTTCACCTTCATTAATACCAGTATCAACGCTAAAACCCGGTTCGGCTGTTTTTACCATTTGCTCTAACGTGGACCAGTAAACAGACGTAGCCTGGGCATGAAGCTTATGTTTCGGATTGTGGAAAGCTTTAAAAAAGTCATCATCCAATAACACAGAAACGTTGGTGCCGTCTAAGTCGGCTGGAAAATTGAAATCCTTCTCTTTTAGCGCTCTAACTTCGGGAGACCAATTTTTAATTCTAATAAATTTGTGAATATCAGGATGATTCCACTTTAAGCCAGCCCAAATGGCACTACGGCGGGAACCACCTTGCATGATACCACGTCCAAGCTCATTGATCATTTTCATCAAGCTCAATGGACCAGTGCTGGTTCCGCCAGTCTTCCGAATAGCCTTACCTTCACCCCTAACATCAGAATAATCTATTCCAATGCCTGCGCCAGTCATCAGCGCCATAGTGGATTTTTGAGTTAGTTCTGCCCATCCTTCACGACTGTCCTCTGCTCTTAAAAGCAAACAATTTTGAGTCTGATGAAATAGATTGCCAGCGGCATAAAGATATCTGCCACCCGGAACAAACTTTTTTTCTTTGATAATTTGCTCTATTTCTTTTGTAAGCTCTGACGGTGCATTAACCGCGCGCATCACTTGTCTAGCAACTCGTTTAGATATGTCTTCCCAGGTTTCCTTTGTTCCGTCTTTTTTAGTGTGAGAATACTTTTGTTCCATAATTGTTTTGGCAAAAACACTTTCGTTGGACATTTGAATACCTTTTGTATTATTTATTTTCTATGAAGTATGAACTTGCCAAACTCAGACAATCTGCGATGTCATTATCCTTGAGCTTGAGCGAAAGATTGTATTTATTGTTAACATAATAAACACTTAGATGTTTTTTCGTGATTTTTCCTACGCGTTTGCCGTCCACTCTTAGAATAGTTTTATTTTTATTAGCTTGTTTGGCCAATTTATTTTGTTTTTTCTGTGCATCATTTAATTTCATCCCAATCACTTTTCGCCAATGACTAGAATCGATGTAAATAACCTTATTCGAATAACCTTCATCTAACAATATGTCAATTAGATAAGCATGCATAAAATCTAAATAATTTTGACTATTTCTAAATTTAGAAGAATTAGATCGTTCGATTAAAACTTTATCAGTCGGATTAGCATCAATTAATTCGAAAATAGTTTCAGCGGTTGATTTAGCCCAAGCGCTAATCCCAAATGGAAAAGAATTATCTTTACAAGGAATATCTATTTTTCCATAAGTGAGGATATGATCGTCTTCTAATACTGCCCATCCACAGTGACTCGACAAGTCCAAACTTAGAACTTTAACCATGAAATAGATTAAGTTTTTGTCACTATTTCGTCAATTGTAGTTCGCAGTTTTATTAAATCGACTTCATTGATTTTAAAATCATCCCAGGCTCTGATACTTTTCGAAGGAACACCGGTTTTCAGACTATATCTGATGTCGAATGTAGAGTCTAATCCGTAGTCTAGGACAACAGAATCTTTATTGATGTGCTTTATCACGACAGGTCTATTAATCTTGCAACGCGCATTTTTCAGAATGATTTTATCGCCGACTTTCATTTTATCTCCAAATGAAAAAAAGGACAATGCGCTGTCCTTTAATGATCTTGTTCTGTTGATTGATTGTATCATGGTCCCCCACCGGGGCTTGCTTCTTAATATTAATAAGCGGCAGATCAGCTCCGCAAGCCTAACTAGGGCGTTATTAAACTCAACAATTCCAACTCTTGAAATCAGTAGTGGCGACGATCTTCTGAACCATTTCCCGGCGATAACGTCTGACCGTCCTGGCGCTAACACCAGTCTTAACAGCCACAAGCTGTGACGTTAAGCCTGAATTTAGCAAATTGAAGAAATAAGTAGTATTCACTGACAGTTTCTTAGCTAAACAGTTTGAAACAGAAATCTCGGGAGTAAACTTGTAACGATTCATATCATTTTCCTCTTTTTTTTAAAAATTACTTTCCACGCTCTTGCAAAACTTTCAATACGTAGCGTCTACGAGCACGAACTTCTTTCATGCTTTCTGAATATGGTGCATTTAGTTCCTTAGCTGTATCCTTAGCTTCTGATAAAGCTGAATCTTCAGATCGAGTTTTAAGAATCTCTTCTTCATTTTTAGATAAATTAACAACTTTTGTTTTCAATTCATCGTCGGGAGCCGATGCAACTGCATTCTTAAATTCATCCGAAATCAGATCCTTCGCTTTTCGTCCTCGTTTTGCCATATATTTTCCTTTATTATGATTTTCTCAATTTCTTACTTAATATTCAACAATACAAATTTATTACTATATTTTTTTTTGATTATAGGCTATTAATATAGGCCAAAACGCTTTCCTTAATACTTCTACGAAGATAACCATTAGAATGAACAATTTCATTTTTTTTCAAATCACAATAAAAACCATCATCATTGGCGGCAATCAACTTATCGACACTTCCGCCAATCTTTTTAAGATTCTTAGCGAGCGGATTGTTACTCCTAAAGAAATCTTCTCCTGAAACTGCATCTTCTTTACCATCAGAATCGCGTGCGCCGAGATGTCCCAATGCACAACAACGTCCGTGAGATACTAGCATATAGCGAGTCCACTTTTTGATTGGGATGGCATCAAAAAACTTATAAAAATCCTTCTTAGTCTTTAGCACTTTCGTCTTACTCATACTATCTCCTTTGGTTTGTTTCGTTTTTGTATCAAATCTTTAAGTTCATCTAACTTAGCATTTTTTCGTTCTATTGTCAAGTCTTTTTGAATGTATGTCCTCCGGCAGAATTTCTTTTACCATTTATATTTCTACTAATACTTTCTATTGCTATGTTCATTTTTTCTGATGCATCTTTTAAACTATTAAATTTTTCATTAGATTCTATATATTGAACAGAAATCATTTTATGTCTGTTGGCTTCTTTTGCTTTTATTTTCGACTCTTCTGAATGAATTTTTCCAAAACTAGGACATTTCTCACCCGTTTTGCCATACATGGGATTATTTTTACCCTTAACATCAGCATGATTGATTGAAATTTTCTTTTTAGATTCTTCCGAATGAAGACCGTAAGTACCACCATTTTTTTGGTTATAACCAAATTCAATTGATTGAAACTTTTCTATATAAAAACATTCTAAAATATCTAATTCTTCTTTATTGTTTGCTTTATCAAGAATTAATTTATCAAAATTATCCCATCCATATTTTTTAATAGAATTATGAATTTTATTACTAATTTTATTGTTATTATATTCACGCATACGTCTTTTAAAATCAATAGTCTGTCCTATATAAACTTTATTATTAATTTTATTAATTAAAATATAAATAGTACCATAAATTTTCATATCAGTAGTTTTCTTCTTTGTTCAATTATATAATTTAATTCTTTTAATAAAGATTCTCGTCTCATTTGAGATAAAAAATGATCATGATCTAATTGTCTACATAAATGCATGATTTCATATGTAAGGAGATCATAAGTCTTACGATATAAACTGGACACTGGAACCGGAGGCGGTTTGGGTGACATGTACAACCTTATCGAACACTTCAGATAATTCACTAGTATGTTCAATTAACAAGATTAACTTATCTTTGGACAATACTTTCAACATATTCAAAGCTTCCATTTTATTTTCTACGGTCATACCATCTAGGCTTTCATCAAAGGCAAACCAACCCAAATTCTTACCAGTCCGTAAAGATAAAATATTACTTACAGCAAGATCTATGGCAAGATTAGTAGAACAACGTTCACCACCAGAAAGGCGTCTGAATGGTATCTCCTGTCCACCTTTATAGGTTTTTAGGACTATTTCCTTTTTTATCTTGCCATTCTTATTCAATTTAGATGTATCAAATTTAATACAAAATGTTTTAGCATTAGGTAAATGTTGAATAAAATCAGATACTTCTGAACTTATCATCTTCAAGGTGTCTTCAGTAACTAATCTCAAAAAATCCTTAGTGGCATTTAAAATTTCTTTTTCATTATTCATTTGAACAATTATTTTATTTTTAGATTGTTCAATCAATTCTAATTCTGCGTTCAAATCAACTAATTTACCACAATTTACCTCAAAAACATTAGAATATCTGGTTATGTTATTTTTTAATTGATTAATTTGATCATTTAATGAATTTATTCTAACATTGTAATTATCGGTTAATGCAATTTTTTGTTTACGTAGACTTTTTAATTTTTCTTCGTTTAAAGCTCTATTTGAGCCAGTCTGCTGTTTTTCAAATGACAATTTACTTAAATCTTTATTAATTATATCAGATTCTTTATTAAGATCAGTTATTTGTTGATTTCTTTCTTTATATTTTTCAAGTACGATATTTAATTCATTTGTATTAAAAATTAAAGATTCTTCATCTTTTTCAATTTGAAATAGTTTTTCATTGCAATTTTTAATTAATAATAAATTATTATTCCATTGTTGTTCACAAGTAGGACACTTATTAGCATTTAATTTTATTAAATCACTATTAATTTTATCTTTTTGTTTTATATTATTTTTAAATGAAGATATTTTCTCATTTAAAAGAGCTATATCTTTCATAACACTTTTTTGATCTAAAGACAATTTTTCTCTTGATGTTACGACACCATCAAGCTCTGCCATCTTGATATCAATTTCTTGATTTACTTCAAAAAGTGTCGAACCATCATCCATTTTTACTAGAATTTCTAACTCTAAAATATTTTTATCAATTTCGTCCGAATTACCAATTTTTTCATTTACTACAGTTTTTTCTAGTAATTCTAATTTTGAAATTTCTTCCATTTTGATAGTTTCATCATCAGCAATTTTAGCAGCTTGTGTTTCGGCCAAATTCCAAGTTACAAGCCTCTTATTGTCTTTTTGTACTAGTTGATCTTCCAAAATTTTCAAATTTATTTCTGATTTTTCTATTACAGATTCAAAATCCATCAAAGATAGTAATTCAGATAAGAAATCTTGTTTTTCTGATGGTTTTAAAGTAGAAAAATTACCAACATCACCTTGTCCTCGGTAGGACATGGTAGACATGAATTTTGGATCAATTAAGATTTCTGATATTTTTTTAGGAACGTCAGCACCACTAACTTTGATTTTATCATATTCCAATTTAAAAAAACCATTTCCTCTTTGTAAGATAAAATCTTGATTTTTGACTGATAAAATCAATTCTACGGCTATATCTTCCTGATTATCCCAATTGATAAATTCACTAGCTGGCTCTGATAAAAAATCCAGACAATAAGCAATCGCCTTAAGAATAGAAGATTTTCCAGAACCATTATCGCCATGAAGCAGTAATAATCCTGATGATGGAAAATCTATAGTTTGTTCTTGTTTGAATGAACCAAAGTTTTTTAATTTTAATTTTTTAAGTTTAATCATTTGAATTCTAAAATATCAAGATAATGATTATAAATCCATTAATCTCTATCTACCCAATTTCTTAAATTTTAATTAAAAAAAGGAACAACGAATATCCAAATCATCAGATAGCTCTACAGGAGGACCTCCACATAATTCGGTTACGCCGTGATTCAATAATGCAAATTCATCAGAAAATCTACAAATTTCTGCAGTGGAGCCCGCATGTATTTCGAATGTAGCCGAATGAAAATCACCAACACCTTTATTAAGGTGATAAGAAGGCTCTAAAACAAATTTCATATCTTATATTCCTCAAAAGAAGCAAATATGTCAACGTCTTCTGCCCACTTATAGTTCACGCCACCTCTAAGTTCAGTGACACCTCGATTCAAAATATCAACTTCGTTATTCAAATAATAAGAATTGAGACCACCTAAACTAATAACCGTACGAAGTTTATACGTTAAATACAAGCATTCTGCAAGATCATATGTTGGTAACAAAGTTGTTTTCAATGTATATTTTTCTTTTTTGGATTTGTTGCTGTTTGTTCTTCGGACATGTCGTGTTGTTGATGTACTTCCATTTCAGAAGTCTGAGCAATCATTCTAAGGCTTTCACCAATATCCGTCAAGCAATATATCAACTTTTCTTCAAACGAAGTTTTTACTAAATCCATATCATCGGCATTAGCTATTAACGCATCAGTTGTTCCAGAATCTCTTAATACTAATTTTTCTTGACCGTCTTCTGGATCTACAAAGTGGGTAACTAATAAAAATATATTGCTTGGGGCTCCGTCATTTTTTTGTAATTCTAACTTAAAACTATATAAATCACCCTTTTTAAACATTCTATTATTCTTCTTTTTTGAATTTCTTTAAAAAATCATCCGCTGCATCTTTTCTTAAATCGGCTCTATTGGTATCGTATTCTACAGTGCGGGGCATAAATCCATTATCTATAATTTCAACAGCATTGGATGTTGGTCCTGAAATGATTCTTTCTAAAAATCCACCACAAGAACCACAAGGGATAACCCCCTTAACGTCTTCTAAGCGAAGAATGATTTTTGAAATATTATTTTGACACGTATTACAAACATAATTTATGAGCATAAAAGCTCCTATATTTAAGATTCTTCTAACATAAAACTATTATCGGGCGTATATCCATCCATTTCTGATTGCAGTCTAACGCTTTTACCTGATTGCTGACGTTCATATTCATCATCTCTTTGAAATACGCAAATTCCACCTAAAGTACCAAGTAAACTAGAAATACTAATAGCAGATCTAACAGCTTCCATAACTGCCGGTACGCTATCTAGCAATTTCAATTCGAAAGGATCACCTAATTGCTTAGTAAGAGCATTATATACTTCATATTCGTTTCTAACCAAATGATCTAATATTGAACGTCTTTCAGAATCACTTAAACCTGAATTTTCCAATAAAATCAACAAGGGTTGAGTAAAAGCTGGCCCCAAGACCTTTTTTACTACTAAACTATCAAATTCCATGGCTTTTAGGCTAAGATTAAGTAAAATGCGACCACCACCAGGCAAAACTCCAGTCCTGGGAGCACCACGTAAGGCGCAGATGGCATCCTCTGCTCTATCCTTGGTTTCCCTAACCTGACTATCAGATACGTCTCTAATGGTCAACTTAGCTATACCACCAGTCAACCTTCCAATTCGTTCATCTAGAATTGATTTTTCAAATTTAGATGTAGTTGCACTATCTCTTCTAATTTGCAATTGGGCTACTCTTTGTAGAATAGTGGCCTCATTCCCTGCACCATGTACAACTGAAACAAATCGGGCCATTTCAAATGACGTTCCTGTTTGACCCAAATCTGAGGGAACACCTTGTGATAACGGATAATTAACTGAATTAAAGATTTTACCACCTGTAAAAGCAGCCATATCTCTTAAGAAATCATATCGTGAATTAGCTAAAGCATCTACCGGAGTTAAGCATGGTATAATCTTAAAAGTAGAGCTACTCTGAATTTTAGCCAATTGAGCCACGACGGAATTATTAAACTGATGAGCCATTATTACAAAATTTGTTGAAGTTTTATTATTTTGAATATATTCTTGTTCGAGTAGTTGAAATAATCTACCCAAACCAGCCATATCCATAACATTTCCATCTACTAAAATGAATGATGGATTTTCTAAGATTATTTTAGAATTAGATTGATCAATGAATTCATTGGAAAATCGACCACAACTTTCCTCAAAACCTTTGTTTACAACATATCCACTGACTTTAGATACACCAAAACCATGAGATCCGCCTTCTTCTGCCAAAGTAATATGACCCCTATCACCAACCAAGTTAAAGGCTTCAAGAACAGTTTGTGATAAAACATCATCACCGTTAGTTGAAACTTTAGCGACCATCAAAAGTAATTCATTATAATTATCTTTGTTGACTTTAATTGCTTTGCTTTCAATGTAAGGAACACAAACAGTTTCAAAAAAAGCAGTTATTTCACGCACCGCTTGCTGTGGACTATATTGTTTGTTGTCCTTTAAAAATTGACTCATGTTTTTCATAATAGCTTGAGCTAATACTGTTGCTGTGGTGGTATTATGAGTAGCGATGAATCCATCAGTAATATACAAAGAATTTTCATTACTGACCTTGATACATTGCATTTCTGTAAACTGCCCAGTTTTTTCTACGCTTATAATCTTATTGCCATATTTATTTCCTTTTAATTCATAAATTCTATGAATTGGATTTTCCGAATATGAGCCAGAATCTCGATCTCTATGATGAATCTTACTGTAAATAGATTTGCCCAAACTTTTCATCAAATCAGAGATGTCGTTTTTTAAAAAATCACTAACAGTGCTAAACTCAAAAAGACTTCTTTTATTAAAAAAACCATCAGTGTTCATTAATCCTTGTAATAATTGTTCACGATTATCTTTACTAGAAAATAAATATCGCTTAGGAATAAATTTAGTTTTGCTTTTTGTATTTTTTAAGCCTAATTCATCCAATAAATCGCGGATAGATTTACCTTCGTTATTCACACCTGTGATTTTGATTCGAAAACTATTCTTATTATCAATATAAGATATATTAGTCTGAATTCCTTTGGGAAATTTTAATTTATTAATTATATGTTGTTTCGATTTACCTAACCAAATTTCAATACTTCCACTCTCTCCAAGAGAGCCATCGCCTAGCAATACACCTAACAAATAAGGATCTATAGAAAATTCATTTTCTGCAAATTCCGGATATGATTTTTCTATGTAATATTTAAATTTTTTCTGATTATTATTTGTAATTTCTACAAAGTCATTTATAATTTCTTCAGTCTTAATGACTTTTTTAGAACCGTAATTAGTAGTGACACTCCATAAGTGATCTGCGCAACATTCTACTATACTATTATCTTCAAATGTTATTTTAATTATTTCTTTTTGTCCCTTTGGAAAAACCCCAAGCACTCTTTGTACGGTTCCGTTCGTACCACAAATTTTCATTCCCACTTGAACGTCTTTCATTGAAATAAATCCAGAAGGAGTTAAGATTTTACTCCATAATGGTTGCGGACCATCGCCCGCGCTTTCAACAGTTTTCACAGCTGCATCACGAAAAGCCTCTAGAATAACTTGCTGCACTGAATTTCTAAATCCTAAAGAACGAGCAACCGTAACACCGTCTTTAGTTTGATATGGAGCCAATCCAGGATCTGCTCTTTCAATTAAAATTGTTTTACCATGTGGTCCTAAGGTAGAACCTACCATTTCAGCGATCAAATCAACTGTTTCAATAATAATCTTTTCTAATTCAAAACTGGATGGAACTATGATTTTAGATGCTGATTTTATTTTCTTTAATTCAGTGTCCATAAAACTCATTTTCAGTACCTCTGGTTATTAAATAAGTGTAATAGGATTTATTGCCAAGTATTTTTTGTGTCAATGAGTATTTTCGGCTCAGATATTCGGAGATTTAGGCAATTGTGACATTTGTGTGACATTTTAACTTTTTACTTGACAAGATATTAATTTTAATTTACCTATAAAATGTTGCTTTATCAAACTGTCAATAACAAATTTAATCTCTATCTTCGAGAATAAAATTATTCATTCTAACCTATTAAAAACAAGTTGAAAATAAGAGGTAAAGATAATTCAATACATGATATTTATATTATATGTAATTAAATTATCTAAATTATCCATAATCTGACTTATCCAAGAAACCTAATGTAATATAACATCTTTACCTTGTCTTATCAATATAGATTTATATTTATTTTTAAAGCTAGAAGTGTGTTTTTTGGCCAAAAAAACCTGAGTCTTGACTTACTGTGGAAAAATCAGTATCATACAAGTATAGAAAACTTATTCTCATTATAGAGAGGTTATTATGAATAATAAAGAATATCGTGAAGATTTTGACTTATTGTTACAAGAAACTGAACAAGAAATTGAATGGTATGATATTCAGTTGAGTCAGGAATATAATCTTTCTCAAGAGAATAAAAAGAAACTTTTAAAGAAGAAATTTGCTATTCTATCTTCAATAAAAAATGAAATCTAGTAGAAAATAATGATAGTATTACTTGATGATTATATAACAGATTCTAAATATTTCAAATGGAAAGAAGCCTTATTTCTCAGATCTTTGGGAATTTATCATTCTCCTTCGCAAGTTGAAGTTAATAATATTAAAGCAACTTGTTTGAAATTAGATAAATTTAGAAAATTGATAGGTAAACCATTTTCAATGCATTGTTGGATAAGACCAACGTCAGTAAATGACGAATCCGGTACTCATTCTGGTGTAAATTACAATGCCTTGCCTAATATCAAAGGAGCTACTAACAGTTCTCACATATCAGGTTTAGCTGTGGATTTTGATATATCAGGTTTAGATATAGACAGTTTAATGAATTTAATTAAACCCAAACTAGCTACATTTCAAATGGCAGCTGAGAATAATAATTCTAAAAATGGCAGAACGTGGTGTCATTTACAAAATAGGATTCTGCCAGATAATACGTGGCGTACATATGACATATGATTAGAAATCATACTAGAAAAAAAATAAACAGCATAATTCAATCTAAATACGTAATAGAGAAAGATTTGAATAATCTAGAATGCTTTATCAAAAATAAGTTAAAGAAACATGAAGAATCAAATAT